AAAGTATGGTGAAGAGTATGGTGACCTAGTAATTGCCTGTGACAATAGGAGATATTGGCGCAGAAAAGTGTTCCCACAATACAAGGCAAGTCGCAAGAAAACGCGAGAAGATAGTGGATACGATTGGTCATCTATCTTTGAGGGTCTTTCACTAGTCAAACAGGAACTACAACAACACATGCCATATCCAGTAATTGATGTGGATGGTGCTGAGGCCGATGATGTAATTGGTACACTGGCAGAATGGAGTCAGACAAATGATTTGGTACAGGAAGGTTTATTTGAATCCCCTAGACCATTTCTTATTGTGTCTGGTGACCATGACTTCCAACAGTTGCAGAAGTGGGATAATGTCGCCCAGTTTTCACCACTGAAGAAACGGTTCGTGAAGATTAAAGAATCCGCTGAACAAATACTGAGGGAACATATCATACGCGGAGACAAGGGTGATGGTGTTCCTAATATTCTTAGTGAGGATGATTCATTCGTTGAGGGTATAAGACAGAGACCTATACGAAAAACATTGGTCGCTGAGTGGAAATCCACTAAACCAGAAGAATGGGTAACTGGAGAAATGGCAGCTGCGTATATCAGAAATAAAACAATGGTAGATTTATCGCAGACACCCACTGAAATAAAAGAACAAGTAATATTTCAGTATGAGAAACAACTGAATAAGTCAACTGAGGACATGTATAAATACTTCATGAACTACAGTCTTGATAGACTTGTTGAAGTGATTGAAGAATTTTAAATGAGGTAATTATGCAAAAATTTAGACAAATGAATGAAGGGTTCAATTTCGTATTTGAAGTTGATACCATAGACGAGCAAGTGACTCGCTTAAAACAATGGGGTCAAACCAATCAAACATTGGTGCCAATAGTTAGATTAGGTATTGGTGCTGATAAGGCTGATTGGGGATTGCCAGAAGGAATGCCTGATAGTACCAAATTAGAAGAGGGTACGCCAGATGGATTAGGTGCAACATCTATCCAATTGGAGTGGCGTAGGATTAAACAATTCACAGACCCAAATTCTAATATGAAAAATCTTCCGCCATGGAAGCAGGAAATGAATTGGTTACAGATTCTTGAGGGTATCCATCCAGAAGAGGCAAAAGTATTAACTGCCGTGAAGGATGGTAAACTATTAGATTTGTATCCTAAATTAGAAAAACTCATGGAGCCTCTTGGGATTACTGAATACAATAAACCCAAAAAGAAAAGAGCTCCACGCAAGAAAAAGGAAAAGTAATGCCAGATTTCACACCACAAGTAACACTATCTCTGAAACACTATTTCGAGAGCAATATAGAACGACATAAAATAAATGTACAAGTTCTAATGCAGAATGGCGTGGGAGTTGCTGAACACCCAGATATAATGAAAACTATTGAGGACGAACTTGGCAAGATTGCTGAATACAAGGATAAACTAGAAGCACTAGATACACTTGAACCACATCCGCAATCGACACTGAGTTTTTTAAAGGAAGATGGAACGAGCGACTAGATTCTTTTTATTTAAATGTGGCGGATGGAAGAATGAGTTTTGGATAGTAGATGAAAAGAGTCTACAGGAAGTACCAAAACCACGCGAGATGATAATTAAGTTTTCTAATATAGAACAGATTAGAGAATACGCAATCACCCAAAACCCACAAGACTTACCAATAGTCGATAGGTGCAGAGACCGTACCGCTTGGCACACGCCAGAGGGTCGAGAACGCATAAAACAGGCTAAACTGGGTCAAAGTAACCCCAATTCTAGGGGACTGTCAGAAGCGCATAGAGCGAAGATATCACAAACGATGACAGGTACGCGGAGGGGTGAATTCAATCCCATGTATGGGAGACAACACAAAGCACATACCATAGAACTAATACGACAGAAGGCATATGCTCGCCCCAAGATGAGATGGGCAGTAGAACCTACTGGAAAATCCCATTTGATACGCGCTGACGGTGAAATACCCCAAGAATGGCAATGGGGACGATATTACGACAAATACAGACCAAATGAGGAGTAAAAAAAGTTGAATTATTTTGCTTTTTCCTTGTATATCAATGACTTACAAAGGCGCTTTTATCGCCGAAACGCTTGACTTTTGCTCCCATATCTGTCATGATCACTATGTAATTAATTAAAAGTGAGAGAAAAAATATGATAGATTTTGTTGGTGCGAAGAATGGTGGTTTAGAGTTTACAACGATTTGTGACACAAAGATTTTTGGTGGTACACTTGAAGAGTGTGCTTTGATTATTGCGAAACAAGGACTCGCCGACAGGGTGATGGGTTCTTCTTCTATGGACTTCGCTGATGAGTATGGTTTTAAGACTCAAGAAGGTGCCATGGAAATGTATCAATACGCAATTAAGTTAAGTGGAGTATAAAATATGACAGGATTAGTAGAAACAGAATTGACCGTGACTATGGAACAATTAATTGAGAAAATGGGTGCGCCCAAAGGCACTACCTATGAACAGTTGGATGCTGGGCAACAGGCACATATCGATGGGTACTGTGAACAGTTTGACCCAGAGAATCCAGATTTTGAGAACGGACAATGCTATTGTGGTGAGTACAATTGCCCAGAAGAGTATGTCCATGCAACGAGCGGATGGTGATGGTTAAGGTAAACAAAGAAAAAATAATTCTAACAGACTGTGATGGGGTTTGCCTTGATTGGGAATTCTCTTTCACACAATGGATGGCCCACAATGGGATGAATCCAGTTGGTGAAGACCACAAACTCAAGTATAAAGTTTCTGATAGATTTGGAGTTACAGTCGCTGAAGGTCAGCGATTAACAGGACAGTTCAACAGTTCTGCCGCTATCGGATTTCTACCGCCTCTGAGAGATGCACAACACTATATGAAGTTGTTGGCAGAGAAACACGGATATCGATTCGTGGCAGTCACTAGTCTACACAGTGACCCATATGCTCAAGAGTTAAGAACACAAAACCTTAAAAAGTTATTTGGTGAGGATACATTTGTTGAGTATCACTATTTAGAATGTGGTGCTGACAAGGACGAAATCCTATTAGAATTGGCGAATAAATACGAGGGATGCCCTTGGATTGAAGATAAGTATATCAATGTTGAAGTTGGTATGAAAGTTGGATTCAAAGGATATCTGATTGAACATGGGCATAACCTAAACTATGAAGGTAATGCTACTGTAGTCAAAAACTGGGAGCAAATCTATGACGCAATTACTCAAGGAAGTTGACCACGATTCAGGCGCAGAGTTTGAATCATTCTGTCACGAGTTATTTCACCAAAACTGTTCTGAGAGGGAGGCGTATAATGAACCGCTTCTTTCGTATGAGGAATATGTGACTAAGGCACGAAAATTTCTATTAGAGGAATTTAAAAAACAAAGGGGATAAAATGATAGGATTGGAACTGGCAGGAATTCTGCTCGGTATCGGTTTATACATTTCATATAACATGGGGTTTCGTAAAGGAACCGCAACATCAGCGCAAGCTACGATGATACTCATGCGAGAATTTCTTGCAGATAAAAAAGGATATGATTGGACTGATATCACACTAGGAAAAAACTTCAATAGACTAACCCGCTGGATGGAACAGTTGGAAAATGGTGACGAAGAGAAGTCCTAGTATAAGACAATACCAAGTTATGCTCAAAGACCATCACTTTACATGGGAGATGGACTATGAGATGAAGAATGGAGATGCACCGCCAGTAAGTATTCGCCGTAAACACGAACAACGCGAAGACATTTTGATAGAGTATTCTCAATTATCTGAGATGCACAGCGAGTTATACAACGCTCATTTTAATCATGCGACAGTAAAGGATTCGCCCAAACCGAAACTGGTAGAGGCGGGAAGAGAAAACGGAAAAATCGTCTATAAAATAATACATGATACAGGGGACGGTTTAATTTTTGATTGGAGGAAACAACATGTATGAATATAATGTAGTAATACAACGCTGGGTAGATGGCGACACGGTTGATGTGGACATAGACCTAGGCTTTGGTGTATGGTTAAATGACCAGAGAGTACGATTATCTGGCATCAACGCACCAGAGAGTAGAACGCGAGACTTAGAAGAGAAGAAACTAGGACTGGCGGCAAAAGACTTCTGTAAAAACTTTATCAATGAAGGGTCATATGCTAAATTAGTATGTAAACAGTATGATGCCAAGGGTAAGTTTGGTAGGATTTTAGGGGAGATTTGGAGTGTAACGAATTACGCAGACAAATCATTAAACGAATATTTACTTGACAAAGGACACGCTACAGTATACAATGGCGGCAAAAGATAGAGACTACGGCAAACCTAGATTACCAAGAACGCTAATCACTGGTGGTTGCTCATTTACAGCACACCAAGTAG